TGAGAGAAACGCCAATGGAGTTGATCAGTTATTTAACCTTGTTTCTTCCATGATTAAAACTCCTATGTCAACATCATTAATCGTTAACTCTTGGAATCCTGCAGATTTAAAAGATATGTGTTTGCCTCCGTGTCATTATTCATTCCAGATTATATGTCAACCTGTAAAAGATACTTACACATTCAATCTTGTATGGAGTCAAAGGTCTACAGATTTTTTCTTGGGAACTCCGGTTAACATAATGTTCTATGCAGCACTTGCTCAAGTGTTAGAGATAATGACTGGATATAAATGTGCAGCAGTTATTGGAGAGTTAAAGAATGTCCATATATATGATAACCAAATTGAGGTAGCTAAAGAGTTAATGTTTAGAGATCCTGAATTACATGGAGAAAGTAAACTAGAAATAGATAAATCTAAGTTTAAACTTTTTTTAGATAATCCTTCAACTTTAAACTTTAATAGTGTAATAAATTCACTATCTTTACAGGACTTTAGTTTGGTTGGCTATAACAGTTATCCAAAGTTGAAAGTAGAAATGTTAAGTTATAATTAAAAACAAGTGTCATGAGTACAGCGTTTAAGAGTCTAAAAGGACGAAGAGTATTGGTTAATCAACCAGAGATGAAAGAGTCAGCTATCCAATTGAGTGAAGCAGATAAAGCACACATTGAACAAGAGTCAATGAAACAGTGGACACGTTTAGAAGTGTATGCAGTTGGTGATGATGTTACTAGTGTAGCAGCAGGTGATTCAGTTTATATTTCAGTAAATGCAATTAAAGGTGCAGAAGTAATTGAAGTAGAGAAAAGTATTAAGCTTATGCTTAGTGAGTATGACATTGCAATTGTTTGGTAATGGGTGAATTAGTTTGTGATGAATATAAAAAGATGATCTCAAAACCTGAGACATCTAATACATATAAAAAGAGTTTGAAAATTATGGCTGAAATTGCTGCAAATAAAAGTCAAGAAATGTATAAGGATTATCTTAGAAAAACTGAACCTAGTCCTTATGTAGGAAAAGATCCCTTTGCAGGTACTAAACCTAAAGCAGTTACAGTACCTGATTGTACTGCTAAAGCTTCTCCACTAAGACCAGCTCACTATGGTTGTGATGGAAATGTATATGAAGTATTCAATGTACTTGAAGCATGGGGATTAGATAAAGACTTTTACTTAGGTAATGTTATAAAGTATATTGCAAGAGCAGGTAAAAAAGATCCTTCTAAAGAGTTAGAGGATCTGGAAAAAGCAGAAGTGTATTTAAAAAGAAGAATTGCTGAACTAAAGAAATGAGATGTTTATTACTTGTATTATTATTGTGTTCATGTGCTCCTCATATAGTTGGTCCTAACTATAATCAAGGTAGGACTCACAATTCTGATCTAGGTAATAGAGAAAGAACTGTAATGGCTGAGGATGCAAGAATGAAAAATACAATGATAAAACATAGACAACATGCAAGACGTGGTTTAGTTAAAACAAAAAAAGTTAGAAAAAAGAGAGGTAGAAGGTTTATTAATTAAAATATTATACCTAATATTGCATACCTTTTTTGTTCTCAGTTTTTCGCTGGCTGAAGATTTCCCAATAAGTTAATTCTTATTGGGATTTTTTATTTATATTTGCACTGTATCATGCAACATTTACTAGATGAGATAGGTAAGGAAATCCCGGATTAATAGTCTGGGATTTTGTTTTTATGTTATTATTATGTATATTATATTACATTATATAATTAAATATAAAAATAAAGTCATGGATATTTTAAATATTATTTCTTGGGTAAAAGGTAAACGTCAAGTAACCTCAGTAGACCCAACTAAATCTCTTATACCAATAGGACTAAAAGATGACCGTAGAGATGATGGTTACTTAACAGGTGTAATTTCTGTTGAAGATTTGTTAGCTGCATCAGCATCTTCTATTGCTACTCTTGGAACTTCATTATACTCAACAAATCCTTTAGCTGGACCAACAAATGGGGGTTCAGTTATAGCATTAGGACAACAAGCAGGAGAAAATACTTTAAGTGCTTATTATTCTAATTTTTTGGGTAATCTAGCAGGTCAAAATGCAACTAACGCATACAGTTCAAATTTTATTGGTGGTGCTGCTGGAGTTAATGCAACTTATGCAAGCAATTCTAATTTTATTGGTGAACAAACTGGACTTGGTGCAACTTATGCAATCAATTCTAATTTTTTAGGAAGTCAAGCAGGATATAACGCATCAAATGCAAGAGATTCAAACTTCTTAGGTTATTATGCAGGACAAGATGCAACTAATGCAGCTGAATCAAATTTTTTAGGATACAATGCTGGTAGAGGAGCCATTAATGCAAATGATTCTAATTTTTTAGGTAAAAATTCAGGGTATAATGCAACATCTGCAAACTATTCTAATTTCTTTGGGCAATCTGCTGGGCAAAATGCAACCAATGCATATCAAGGTAATTTCTTAGGACCCAATGCAGGATATGAAGCAACTAATGCTAATACTTCTAATTTTATAGGAGCAGCAGCTGGTTATCAAGCAACCAATGCGGTTAGATGTAATTTTATTGGTTTAGAGGCAGGGTTTCAAGCTACTAATGCTACTGATTCAAATTTTATTGGTAATCATGCTGGTTACCAAAGTTCAGTTAGCCGTTCTAATTTCTTTGGTCAAGAAGCAGGAATGAATTCTACAGGTAATAATGTTAATGCTTTTGGCTATCAAGCACATAAAGCTGGAACACTATCAGGACAAACAGTATTTGCTAATGCAACTTTACCTTCTTATGTAGATAGAACAGCAGCAACTATAGCTATCAATGTTCTGAATGGAGCTATATCTGGAAATACATACTTATATTATAATCAAACCACTTTTGCCATAGAGGCAGTAAGACTTTAATAAATAAATAAAACATATTATGAAAATCACATTTGAAACACCAAAAGAAGTAGTTATAGTTCAAGAGTTAAAAAGAACTATTGAAGAAATAACAATTGAAGAAGTTGTAGATAGCAACTCTAGAAAAGAAGTAAAAGCATATACTTTAGAGTTAGGTATTTTAGTACTATGGACAGGTGATGCATATGATGCAATTGGTGAATGGACTGATGCAGATGTAGTTACTAGAGTAAAAGAACTTTATAAATAAATTTAATTAAAATACCACAGATAAAATAAGTCTGTGGTATTTAAATATATATGCATTATGGACATTTTAAATTTTATTTCCTGGATCAAAGCAAAACGTATAACGGCTACTCCTCCAGATGGATCTCTAATTGCTGTAGGTACACCTTCAACTAAAAGAGATGATAAATATCTTACAGTAGCAATGACATTAAATGATGCAGTACAATCAGGTAATATTGGTAATACTAAACATTATGAGTTAGATATTACAAGTACTAGTGTTGTAACAGTAGATACTCCCCGTGGTATTATTGATATTGTTGGTATGGGATCATCTGCTCCTTTAACTCCTATTGAAGCTTACGGTAGTTCAGTATCTTTTGTTATTGATAATTTAGATTTAGATCTTACTCTAGTTAATAGAGATAATATATATGTACAGTATTCTGTATATTACAAAAACACTATAACTGATAATGCTATTCCACATTTAATTACTACAGGGATTGCAACTGGATTAGAGTTTAATCTTTATAATGCTAATCCTACAATAGCTGGGGTTAATAACTGGGATGGTGATTTGTATGTATACTTTGAATTATACACAATTAATTAATAAATAATATATAAAACTATGTTAAATAATATAACAAACTATACTAACCTTATTGATAATGGAAAGGTTAGAACACTATTAGAAGCATCAGACTTATTTACTATTGGTGTAAGAGATTCAAACTTCTATGGTAATTACCAACCAGCATTAATAACTACAACTGATTTAATTAGTAGTATTGCTGGATTATTACCACCGCCTATATCATTAACTACTGTAGGTTCATCTGGTCCTGCTACATTGATTGGAGCTACATTAAATATTCCTAATTATGCAGGAGGATCATTACCTTATTGGTTTGAGTATAATGAAAGTGATAAGACTGTATGGAATAATGGTAATGGTAATATTACAACTAATACTTCATATGGTACATTAGCATTAGCTGTTAATACAACTGGTAGTAATAATACAGCAATAGGTTATGGTGCACTAAACGATAATACTACTGGTTCAGCTAATACAGCAACAGGTTATTTAGCATTAGAAAAAAATATATCAGGTGCACAAAATACAACAGTTGGATTTGCTGCGTTAAATAATAATACAACAGGTCTTGCAAATACATCAGTTGGGTGGTCAGCTAGTAATAGTAATGTATCTGGTGGTTTTAATACAGCCGTTGGAAATGCTGCATTACAACTTAATACAGCAGGTAGCAATAATACAGCAATAGGAAATTCCGCATTAGGTAATAATACGGCAAGTAATAACACAGCTGTTGGTAATTTTGCATTATTAAGTAATACAAGTGGTAGTAATAATACTTCACTTGGAAACAGTGCATTAAGGGGAAATATATCAGGTAACTTTAATACTGCAATTGGTCATCAAGCCTTATTTAGTAATAGTACTGCAAATTATAATACTGCTATTGGAACATATGCACTATTAAATACAACTGGTAGTAGTAATACTGGAATTGGTTATCAAGCATTAAAAGATAACACAACAGGTAATACAAATGTTGCATTAGGACAAAGTACATTATATAGTAATACAACAGGTAACAGCAATGTAGCTGTAGGAACAACAACATTAAACTTTAATATAACAGGAAGTAATAATACAGTAGTTGGTAACTCATCATTTTCAGATAATACTTCTGGACAAAACAATGTTGGAATTGGATATAATATTTCATGTTTTGGATCAGGTAGTGATAATACTGCAATCGGAACAAGTACAATAATTGGTGCTAATATTAATGGTTCAACAGTAATAGGTTATGGTGCAACATCAAATGCTAACAATCAATTCTCAGTTGGTTCAGTTGCAGTAAATGCAGGTACTGTAACATCAGAAGTTAATACTTCTTCTAATGTATGGAATGTAGTAATAAATGGTGTAGCAAGAAAAATCTTATTAGCATAATAATTAACTTAAAAATAAATAAATACAATGGATGTTTTAAATTTCATCTCTTGGCTTAAGAGCAAGAGACAAGTAACAACAGTAGATGCTTCTCAAACTCTTATCCCTGTAGGGTTAAAAGATAATAGAAGAAAAGATGGGTATTTGCCAGGTGCAATATCAGTAGAGGATTTAGCGGGTTCACTTACCCCAACTTTTACACAAGGTAATATTAAATTTGGTGACTTAGCCTTAGTTAATGTAACTACTGGTTTTAATAATATTGCTCTTGGTACTAGTTCTCTTGAAACTAATACAGATGGTGGTTATAATGCAGCTCTTGGTTTTGAAGTTCTTAAAAACAATACTAATGGTGTTAATAATACTGCTATTGGTTCACAAGCAATGTTCACAAATACAGGTGGTTTTAATAATATTGCTATAGGTCAGGCTGCAATGTATTATAATACTCAAGGTAATACTAATGTTGCAGTAGGAAATGTTGCATTAATGAATAATGTTATAGGTAATTTTAATACTGCATTAGGAGCAAATACATTAATGAATAATATTACAGGGGAATATAATATATCTATTGGTCAGTATGCATTATTTAGTAATACTACAGGTTCCAATAATGTAGCTGTTGGTGACCAAGCTTTATTTGCAAATACAGTAGGTTCTAACAATATTTCAGTTGGTATACAAACAAATTCTGGTAATTTTAATAATAGTATAATAATTGGTAAACAAGCAACAGCTACGGCAAACAATCAATTTGTAGTTGGATCTTCTGGAACTAATGCAGGTACAGTAGTTACAGCAGCACAAACTCAAACTAAATACTGGGATGTAATTATTAATGGTGTTGCACAAAGAATTTTATTAGCTTAATTAAATACATAAACAAAATGGATATTTTAAATTTTATATCATGGATCAAGGGTAATCGTGTAGTAAATACAGTAGATGCCTCAAAAACATTAATACCTGTAGGACTTAAAGATCCTAAAAGAGATGATGGGTATATAGCAGGTGCTATTTCCGTAGAAGATTTAGCTAGTTCTTTTATACCACCGGTTTTACCTAATGGTAATACAGCATATGGTGAATTAGCATTAAATTCACTTGATGGAGGTAATAGTAATACTGCATATGGTTATAAAGCATTGTATAGTACTACAGAAGGTTATTCAAACACTGGAATAGGTTATGAGTCATTATATAATTTAGTTAGTGGAAATAGTAACATTGCAATTGGAGAAAGATCATTGTATAATAATTTTTCAAATGGAAATGTTGGAATTGGAAATTTTAGTTTATCCAATAATACACTTGGTTATAGCAATGTTGCAATTGGTAATTATGCATTAGAAAATTCAACAGTAGGTGCAATTAATGTAGCAATTGGATCTAATGCCTTAATTAATGCTACAAATGGAAATGGTAATACAAGTGTTGGACATAATTCATCAAATCTTGTAACTTTTGCAGCTTATAATACTGCTATTGGGGCATACTCAAATTATTCTTCTAACTTTAGTAATTGTATTGCAATTGGAGCATTTTCACAACCAACAGGTAATGGTCAAGTTGTTTTTGGTAGTTCAGATATTCCATCTGGTGCAATTGCTACAGAAGCATTAACACCAACTATATCTTGGGCAGTAAGAATCAATGGAGTTAATTATAAAATACCATTACAAATAGCATAATAAAAAATAAATATATTAACTTTATAAAAAATAAAAATCATGGAATTAGAATTAACAGCAGAACAAGTAGCAAAATCAGTATCAGCAGCATACGATAGTGTTAACTTATTAAATGAGTTAAAAGTTAAAGAAACTTTAACTGAAGAAGAAACAGATACAGTAACACGCAATGAAGAACACATCAGAATTATGATGGGTAAAGAATGGTTTGTTGCTGGACTTACAGATGCACAAATTACTGAATTACAAGCAATATGAAAACAGAAGATGCAAAACAAGTAGTTGAACAAGCTTTAAATCAAGCATTCCTTAAAGGAGCATTTAGTTTACAAGATGCAGCTATGATTACACAAGCATTAGGAGTTCTATTTACAGAACCACAACTAGTTCAAGAAAACTAAATTAAGAGCCACAGAGATGTGGCTTTTCTTTTTATATTTGTATATATAGAAAGTTTTCTGTATATTATTATATATAAATCAATTATTATGTCTGTAGGAAATTTAAAAACATACGGTGGTAAAGGTACCAATATGCCCTGGCAATTAAAAATGCTGATAGGACAAGAATCAGTTGTTAATGCAATAGCAGGAATACCAGGTGGTGGTGGTGACCCAGGTACTAATACAATTTTAACTCAAATACTTGCAGCTATACAAGCTGGAGCTGATTATGAAGCAGCACTTGTATTAGATGCTGACAATGATACATGGTTAGAGGTAAGAATTTATAATCCAGATACGGGTACATTTGATCCACCAATTTATTTTCAAGCAGGTAGTAATACACCAGGTACTCCAGTAGCTCCAATAACTTATATTAATCCAAATAGTTATTTAGCAACACTTGTTACTAATACAACTTCAATTCAAAGAACTCCTAATTTTATTAGAGTAACAGGATCAGGTTCTATTGCAGTTGAAACATTTAGTGTATCTGTAGCTAATGTAGGAACAGGTAATGGAACTGTATTAGGATCAACAATTAAATCTGGAGAAACATTAAACTTTGATGCAGGATCATTGAATAACTATTACACAACTGGAACATTTACATATAACGGTACAGGTACTGAATTAATTATTATATATAACTCGTAATAAATGAGTACTCAAGTTACTATAGCAGGTTTACCTAGTGAACCAATATTTACTAGTTACCCAATGTTAGCTGATGCCTTTGGTAGACAAAGGGTTTCTGAACCATTTACACTTGGAGATTATAAACATATTTATGGTTTAAACATAAACTTCTTAGATAAATTAACTAATGGTGGTGCAGTAACTTTTATTCCAAATCAATCTGCTGCTTTATTATCAACAACATCTGATCCTAATAGTAGTGCAATTCATCAAACTAAACTTTATCATGCATACATGCCTGGTAAAAGTCAGTTAATTTATTCTACAATATGTTTTAAGGCACCTGTTACTAATGTAACTAAAAGAACAGGATACTTTGATGATCTTAATGGTATATATTTTGAACAAAATGGTGAGGGTACATTATCATTTAATGTAAGAACTAGTACAAGTGGAATAGCTATTGGAACAAGAATAGTGCAGTCTTCTTGGAATGTAGACAAGTGTGATGGAACAGGCCCCTCAGGGTATAACCTTGATATTACAAAAACTCAATTTTTCTTTACAGATTTTACATGGTTAGGATTAGGAAGAGTAAGATGTGGGTTCTTAGTAAATGGTGAGTATATAATTGCCCATGAGTTTAACACATCAAACACAATTACTGTACCTTATATGCAATCTCCAAATCTTCCAATAAGATGTGAGATTTTTAATACTGGAACAACAACAGGTGGATCATTTGATCAAATCTGTTCATCTGTAATAAGTGAAGGTGGTTATGTAGAAACAGGTCAAGATTATTCAACACTTAATACAAACTTAAGAACAGTAGTTGCAGGAGCAACAGTTCCATTATTAGCAATAAGATTAAGTAATACTTTTCAAGGTTATTTAAATAGATTAATTTGTAAGTTAGGAGAGTTTAGTTTTTATTCTGTAAAAGAACCTTTGTATTACAAGGTTATAAAACTACCTAATGATTCTTTTTTAACAGGGGGTTCTTGGACATCTGTAAATTCAGGTTCAGGAGTTGAATATAATATTGGAGCTAATGCATATACTGATGGTAAAGTTTTTGCTTCTGGTTATGTATCTGCAGCAGTAGGTAATAGAGGTTCTGTTAGTGCTGATAGTGATGCTTCAAATGCTAGAGAAAATTATATTGCTCAAAATTATGATAGCACTAATTCAGAAATATATGTGATTGCTGTAACAAATTTAGGTACTACTTCTACTACTGTAGGTTGTGCAATGCAATGGAGAGAAATTTATTAAAAAAATAAAAAATGAGTACAGAAATTAATATAAAGAAAAAACTTGCAATACTTGAAGAAGGTGCAAGTATAACTACTGATGCTTTAAGTATTGATTTTGTAGGTAATGGAGTTACTGTATCAAATATAGCTGGTAATACAACTGTAAATATTCCTGGAGGAACAGGTAATACAACATATTACTTAAATTCATCTATACCAGTAGGTTCATATGCTGAATTTTCATCTGTTGCAACTTCTGCTGCAGAACAAGTTCTTCCATGGACTGTTGATCCAGGAGTTACTGAAGTTGCATATGTATTTGAAACACCCCTTGGAGTTCCTAATACTACACAGATTCCTGCGGGTTTATGGCAATTCTTTTTGCATTTTAATTCATTAACACTACTAACAAGTAGTTGGGTTATAACACCTCAAGTATTCAAAATTGATTTAAGTAATGTTGAAACATTATTATTTACATCTGATCCTATAATAGTTACAAATATACCAGTGTTTACTACTATGTATGTATCTGATGGTGTATTTCCAGCAACAACATTACTTACAACAGATAGATTACTTGTAAAAATTTCATTAGAGAATACAGGATTTAATACTCAATCATTAAACTTTGTAACAGAAGGTAGTCAACATTACTCAGTAGTTTTTACAACATTAAATCAAGTTATACCTACAGGAGCAGTTACATCAGTAACAGGTACCGCACCTATTGTATCTTCAGGAGGATTAACACCAGCTATTAGTATTGCACAAGCATCAGCAATAGCAGATGGTTATTTATCTTCTTCTGACTTTGCAGTATTTAACGCTAAAGTAGGAGGTTCAGGTACTATAAATTATGTGTCTAAATTTACCGGAACAGGTACATTAGGTAACAGTAATATTTTTGATAATGGTACTAACGTAGGTATAGGAACTATAACTCCAGCCAAACTATTAGATGTTAATGGTGATGCTTTGATCAATGGTCACACCGTTGGTAGAGGAGGAGGAAATGTTGCTACAAATACAGCAGTTGGTTTAAGTGCTGGTGCAGCTATTTCTTTAGGTCAAAATGCTTTTTTTGGATGGAATGCTGGAATTTATAATGGATCTAGTGGTACTGTTGCTGTTGGATATGGTGCTGGAAAGTTTTATGGTAATCTTAACTTAGCATTAACCAGTGCAGGAAACTCTATATATATTGGAAATCAAGCAACTGCTTTATTAAATTCAGCTAATAATGAAATTGTTATTGGATCTCAAGCAATGGGTAAAGGATCTAATACAGTAAACATAGGTAACACTTCTCTTACTGATACTTATTTAAACGGTACTCTTCATGTTAGCAATAATGCATATACCTTACCAACAGTTGCACCAACAAGCGGTCAAGTTTTAGGTTACTTAGGTGCAGGAACAACGGCATGGGTAACTTCTGGTGGAGGCGGTATATGGGGAATTGCTAATTCTAGTGGTATTTATACATACTATGCAACGTGGGCGTTGGCGGTTGCTGCTGCGACAAGCGGTCAAGTTATTGAATTATTTGCGGATATTACTGAAAACACAGTAGGCTATACTTTAAAAAATGGGGTAAATATTAATGGGAATGGACATACAATTTCATCTAATACAGTA